CGGCATCAGACTCAGTGACCTGATTGACCGTTGCCGATAACCCGCTGGGCGTAGGCGGAATCGCAATCGTATTGGCGATCCACTCCTCCGCGGCTGCCATCGTAAACGTTCCAGGGTTTTCGGTCTGCGTGGTGGTTACTTTGAAACCAACCTGGATCATGGTGGAGGAGGTGCTTTGCGCTGACTCCACTTGCGGGTATATGCCCGCATATCCAGAGGGTTCGAAATCAGTACCCGACGCTGCCTCATCATCGTCATCCGCGCCCATCGTGGCAAGCCAGAACCAATTTTTAGAGGAACCGGCGTCCAATGATGATGGATTCGGGTTGGCGTCTGAACCCGTTGCAGGTGTACCGACCTTGATATCTGTGGCAATGGTCACAACGTTATGATTGGCAATTTGCAGAATCATACAGGCGTAATCTTGCGCCGCACCCGTGAGCGTGGCAGTATCCCCGCCTGCAGCGATCTTCGCCCAAACGCCGTGACTGATTACATTACCGGTATATTGGGTATGCGCCAATTGCGTCCAGCCACTAATCGCCATACCCGTTCCGCCTGTGTTGTCGTTGGACGCAATGGCGATCAATAAATTGCCTGCTGTAATGTTGGCAGGCATGTTCATCGCCACACCACCCGACAGGGTTGTCCCGCTTTTGTAGTTGGAACTCGCCACGTACGGCGCGCTGGGTGTGAGGTCACCTACCTCAAAATCATCTAATTGCTCCCCGTTGTTACTGCTGGAATACAGACCAGCAAATCCAACATCTGGTAAGTATGCGGAGGCGGAACGCATGCGCTCAGTCCCATTGATTTTCGCAATCAATTCACTGCCATACTTCTCAAGTCTAAGAACATCCCCATCGGCAATCCCACCCGCCGTATAAGACGCTCCGAGTTTAAACCAGGTGTTGCTGGTCATGTAGTAAAGCGAGAAACCAGTCACATCGGAATCGGCTTCAAGGACATGCGCGTCAGTTGCACTCATGCCAACGCAAACACCGTTCCATTCGCTGGCCCCTACCCCATATGTTTTGGCTTGAGCGTAGTAATTCCTACCGGCTGGCGTGAAGGCATTGAAATACATAAAACAGGGATTCGTAGACGTCCCTGTAATTCGGTTGGAAACAATTTGTAGATCGTCACCGTATGCACCTGTCCATTCTGAGCCAGGTGCTCCATTCGCACGGTTGAAATCATCGGTATCAGTTGCCAAGGTTCACCAAATATCTAACGCCTGGTTTTTGTTGCAACACCTCGTGTCGTTCAGGGGTTGCAACAAAACTAAGTAGAAAATACTGACTGGTCATCCTAACCGTCTGCCACGTTTCGCCTCTTTCGAGCTTGTCCAAATACAGCGGACGTTTCGCGTTACGATGGGTATAGGGCGGTTCTGTGAAAGGAACGAGATAATATCTTCTCAACACGGTTACGAAGCGCGGAAGAAACCAGCGGCAGCGATCTGCGCCACGATGTCAGAGCCATCGGGAGTAACTGCAAAGTCGTGACATGTCAACGGGATAATCGCTGAATCCGTCCCGCCCGTGGTATCGGGGTCGTAGCAAACAAGAACATCAGTCCAAGCCGTGCCTGCTGCAACCGCCGTCCAAGTTTGATCGGGTAAATCAATATCAAACCGGTCGTTGGTGTCATCGGGCGCGGGTAATGCGGCGAGGTCTGCATCAGTCAGAACTTTTCGGGCATAGTTTGTATTGGTCACTTCGTTGGCAGTACCAGCAATCAACGCCGCAAGGTCATCGCGATCTTTCATGGTTGCATCCGTATCACCGTTGGCATCGATCACCACGATGATTAATGCGCTATTCGCGGGGTCGTTACCTTTCACGCGGTTGTAATACTCCACCACGCGCCCCTTAGAAATATTAAAAATAAAATCAGCCATTTTACATTTCTCCTATTATGTTATTCACCTCTACGCCGCCATATTAGATTTGTGGCGTAACGGGTGTCGTCAATTGCATGGTCATTACCATCAGGATATTCAGGAATAATCTCACCATCCTTTGCACGGTCAAATTCACAATTAAGAAATTCGTCTGCATGATATGGAGCACGTTCATTATCAATCACAATAGCTTGTAATCCTTGTAACCATTTATAAGAATAATTTCTACTTTCATCCCCCTTTTCAGCACCGCGACAATTAGAACCAAAGGCTTTAAAATCCTGTACGCTTTTAGTTTCAGCAGAATCAGCAATCAATAAATCTGAATTCTTATACAAACCAGAATCAATAAGATCACTATGTAAATTTTCGTTTCTCTTCCTCCATTCTCGAATTTCACCAAAGATATATAAAGTCCGTCGTGCGGCATCATAGTGCATTTTTCCATACGACGCGGGATCAGGATAAAAACCCCAATCAAGACCGTGCAGAACTCTATCAAACTCTGAAATTTCTCCATCTGTAATTTTACGAATTACAACATTGGTAAATACCATCCCTCCATCGTTGGTAGCCTCTCCAAGATATTCATTTTTATAAGCATCAAGATTTGTATTCTTTAAATGCTCTGCTTCGTCCAGCCATGGTTTACCAAGCCACTCAGGAGGTACAGTTTGGTAATCGCTCTTATGTTGATACTGAGTATCTTTTGGTATTTGAAGATACCGATTCGCCCAATGGGTTTTTCTTGGCGGAGGATTAAAGCTTTTCAAATAAAATGTTGTATCGCCGCCTCGAATCGATTGCTCAATTTTACGAATTGCGTTTTCTCCATAAAATTGATCGAACTCTTCAAACCAAACAATTCCAATGTAACCAAATGTAGGCGTAATAGATTTAATTTTGCCTGGGTCATCCGCACCGCGAAAATAAATCTTTTGTCCCGTTGGTAAGTATTCAATTTCCATTGGATTTGTAATACACTTAAATTCATCCGATAAACCTAACTCACTGATTGCCCACTGCAACTGAGCATAAACAGAATTTCTTAATGTAGACGCTACTTGTCTTGTTGCAAGCACATGTATCGTGGAATTAGTTTTCAACAAATAGATAATTACCAAACTAATAAAACTTGATTTCGTAGAACCTCTACCACCTGAGAAAATATACTCAGTATGTTTGTGTTGTACGATGTCTCTATATGGATCAAGAAATGCCGGCGCAAGAATATCAGCGGGCAACATAAATGTTTGGTCACCATTCTCGTTGCCGTTTGTGATTCTCATTTCGATTTTTGCCGGTCCATCCAAGTGAGTGCTAATAAATTTGTATAAATCAATCCAGTCTTTATTGGTTAACTTCATTTTACGGGTCTTGGTCACGCCTGTATGTTGCGAACCCTGAAAAATTAAATACCCTGTCATCAACGCTTCGATAGCTCGCCGCGTGATGATCGTCTTTTGATTGTCGTTACCCTTGAAGATGCTTAATTCATCCGCAAGAATGGTAGCAATTTGTCGCCCACGCGAACCAGGAGGACGCCCGCTAGGATTCGGGCCTGACATGCCTTTTACCCAATTGGGATTACCGCTACCAGGCATAGTTACCTTTCAACCCATAACCCTTGTTTATAGGTTCCCATAGACGTTTTTATTTCCTTCCAACTATACGGCTCCATCGCGTTTGTAAATGGATTGTATAAATCACATATCGCGTGACGCTCATCGATAACTAAAATTCTTTCTATCACTTCCCAATGACGAATGCCTTGACCCACGAGATAGCCAGTGTGATCGATAGATACGCCGACGATCAATTGATACTTTTCCAACATGGCGAGATACCCCAACGGGTGACTTCCAATGTTCAGCGGCATATATTCCGCCTCGTATGCGTCCAACATGATTTTGAGATCATATAATCCTGTTGTTCGTCCAAGCCCATTTTGAAAAGCCGACTGATACCATTTTGATTTTTGCACTTGCCAGTAATCTAAAAACTCATCAATGTTATCCGTGTGTGCGTCATCCTGCATACAATACGCTACGCAAAACTCACCACATAAATTGTATTGCTTTTGTTTATGGCGAATTATATATTGCGCCGCGTCTTTAGTTTCAGGTGTAGCATTTGGGATCTGTAAAACACAGTCAGGGTAATATTGATTCATTTTGCATCACCCTTATTTAACATTTTCTTTGCAACATCATACAAATCCTTAGTAATGCCCATCTTTTCGTATTGATCGATCATTTGTGCGTGCATATCTTTTATTGCGTCTACGATGGTTTGATTGCTTGTATCTTGTGTGGTCATAATGTTTTTTACGGTATTAGCCCACAGGTTGTTTACTTCCAATTGGATTCCCCGCTGTACATTAGCCATTTGTAAATCATGTGCCCGTTGCACTTCCCCAATTTCTTTAGAGTTTGAAACTCTTTCAGCGCGTTCTTTTTCAGCGGCTTTTAGAAATAAATAAACAGTACCAATCACCGCTAAGGCTGATGGTACTTGTCTCGCCATTTCTGTCCAAAAGGTACTGTCCATTATTATTTTATTTTTATCCTAACTTGCAGCGGACTATTCATATGATCGATCTTTAACTCTGGAAATTGCTTGATAACATAATCAGAAATATTTTCAATTTGTTCCTGATAGTTTTCACGTTTTTTCACAGTTGCTACAATATTGATTTCAATAGTTTCCGTGGGATTGGGGTCTGTGCGAAGGTCATCTAAAAAAATCATCATGACGGACCCTCAACGGTAACTGCAAAAAAATCAACCGTAGCGATTTGTCTTTGAATTTCTGCAATCAACAATTCTGCGGTTTTGCGATTACCTTTAAGATTGATGACCATTTGCGTTTCATGTGCCAAAGTGCGAATTTCAGGTACAGGCGTAACACTTTCAATAGTTACACTAATGGGTCGATGGTAGTTGCGCTGTTTTTTTGCCACGATGATCGATTCCGTTACGCGCGAAATGTTTTTACTTGCGCCTTACCCAGTAATCGGAATAAACCAAGCGCACCCAATACTGCGATGATCAACATCAATACAATATTGCCGACGCCTTCCCACGCGAGCGGGATAAGATTCAACCAGTTTTGAACGATACCGATCACGGCACCTGATAACGCAAATGCAATCTCATCAGCGTATTTTCCAAAGAGATTAGTAAACCACGGAAGTACCGCGCCGATCTGTGCAAACAACCAACCAACGATGAACACGCACAACGTCACGATACCATTTTGTAAAACATCAGGGAGAGCAACAAACGTACTTGCAAAATTATCCATTGTGAACCTCCGTTCAATGTCCCTAATATTACAAGTGTATACACGATATGGGTATTACCTTAACCGTGTACGTAATCCTATTGGAATAAAGAGCAATGTTATACTGTCGCCAATGAACAAAAGAAAGGATGTCACTATGAAGTAATTATTTATGTCCTTAGTTTTCGAGTAACCATTTTTAGAACTAAATAAAAACTCCGCCTGGCAATGGCGGAGTTTTGTTTTATCTTTTTTGGGGGAGCGCAGCGTCGCCGAACGGGGCGCGGGATCACCCGCCGCCCGAACGTTTAGAA